TATCGTTTGTAACTTCTAAAGTGCTTGGCACATTTTCTTCTATTCTTCGGGTAGTTGGAAGAGTTGTCGGTACTCCAGTAGACTCTGAAGATGATTTTCCTGAGTTGTCAATGCCGGATTTTAAGGAGACGGTTGGTGAAAAGATTGAAGCTGGCTTTGTTACCCAGTCAGCCTTTTCGGTTCCAGTTCTTGGCCTTAGGCTTAGCAAGTTTTTTGTTAGTCAGGGCATGAATTTTAATCCTACTAAATGGCAGGTTAAGGGTTTTGATAGAGCCCAGAAGGACACCGATTCGCTGTTTACATGGTTGATCGAAACCTTCTTATCAGTCTTTGGTAGCATCTCGCCTGAGTTTGTTACTGAAGCTTTAGTCGGCAGTTCCCGTAGTATTGAAGTTCGTGAGTGGTATTCTAACGTTGATAACGTGTTCAGACAGGATGCTACCCGTACCCTACCTTTAGACTACTTTAGTGTTGATCGTATACACTTGCTCCTGCTTCAGGGTAGGGGATTTCTAGAGAAGTCCACCAACTTGTCCTTGGGGTCCTTGGTTCCTATTTTAGCTCGTAGTATTGCGCAGCTTGAATCCTTGGAGAAGGAATATGTTTCTAAGGTTTCAACCTCTAGTCTAACTCGTCCTAGACCCGTTGTTCTTATGCTTCATGGCGAAACTGGTCATGGTAAGAGCAATTTAGCCCTGTATTTGGCTAAGGTCTTGGCTGCTGATACTATTCAAAAGTCCGGCAAAGATTTTGAAGAACGTATGGCGGCTTTTAAAGCAAATGCTCGATCTGAGATTTTTGTTATGGGTGACGATAAGTACTATGATGGTCTTAGCCCGGGCCAATCCGTGGGGCTTTTTGATGATTTTGATCAGAGAAAGCCTCAGTCCGGAGATGAAATGTCAATGGGAGCTCAATTTGTTAGGTCCAATAATGAGGCTGTTTATACTCCTCGTATGTCAGCGGTTCGTGATAAGAACAATGTCCAGCTGCGTTTTTGTTACTCACTGTATTCCACTAATAGCGACCATTTTTATGATCCTGGAATGACCAGTGTCGCTGCTGCCGAGCGGCGTATTGACTTCAATTATGAAGTTGAACGCTTGAAGCGAGATGATCCTCTTGCTGCCTTCGACCCTAACGCCTTTGTTTTGCATGAGACCGTTAAGGCTGACGAAACAAATGGCTCCCAGTTCAACCCCTTGTCTCCCTGGAGGCGCACCGGTGATAAAACGGACTTACCCCATCTATTTCAGGCTATGGTTGAAAAGTATGCTCAAAATGTCAAGTTCTTTAAGTCCACCGACGTTGATCCTGAGGAAGCTTTGAATACCATGCGTCCTAAACCTCAACACTTTGAAGAAGAGACGAGGTATAAGCATTTGCTCGAGACTATTAGAGCAGATGTGCAGCAAGACGACAATCCTTTAATGGCTTGGAAGCGTGATTACGCTGGCCAAGCTGATTTCATGTTGCGGCCTGAACACCGTGATGGTTCGTTTGCTATTGAAAAGAGTAAGATGGAGACTCAGGCGTTTTGGTTTTCTGAGAAGAAACCAGCGTTGATCAGGCCCTCTATGACACCTGAAATGCTTTATGAGTTTTTCACTTTTAGGCAACTTGCGGTTCCTTATACCAAGTTTGCCGAAGACCATCCTGATTATCCTAAGATGGCGGCCAAGATTGCGTGGTCGTTTTTGAATTCATTGAGCCCAACTGATTTTTCTCCCCCTGTTCTTACGTGGGAAGAAAGTCTGTCTTCGTTTTCTGCTGAAGCCAT